ACTTTTAGGTTATGTGTTGCGTGGTTTCTCTCTCTCTACTACGCAACACTTTAAAAGGAGATTAAATGACTAAAGATGATAGAGGGAATTTAGACCTTACCAAACAAATAGAAATTAAAGATAAAGAAACTCATGTTCTTAATGATGTTGTAGTTAATTTAAAAAATATAATTGATAGTAAAGAAGCTGAAATGACAGCTTTAGTAAATGCTAATGATAGCCATAGAGAATTAAATGGACAATTAAGAAAAGAAATAGATGAGTTAAAATCTGATAATAAAAAATTAGCAAAGCAAATAGAAGATTTAGAAATAGAAGCTAAGGAGATGTTGCAATACCCATGATTATATTTGGACATCCTATACATCGTAAATATACAAAAACAGTTTATAGGTTAGTTATAGCTGTAATATCTATAATTGTTTTTATATTATTAGTTGGCTGTTCTAAAATAGAATTTGACCCAACAACAGCATCGTTTAGATATATTTTATCACAGGAGTCTAAATGGAAACCATGAACTTAAATAGCAGAGAAGCTTATAAGAAATTAGAAGAAGCATCTAACTCTTGGTCTGAGTGGCATAAGAAAGTAATTATTTTAGATGAGGGTAGAAAAGCAACTTATTCTAAATGTTTTCTTAAATATAAACTTGATACTAAAACTGTTATTGAAGCTGAACACAAAAGTCGTACTGACCCTGAGTATGCAGAAATTGTAAAACAATATGCTGAAGCAGAAGAACAATTAATCAAAGCTAAGTTTCATTATCAAAATTTAGATCGTTATTTATCAGTAAGACAAACTGAAATAAAAAGAGATTTGGCTCTTGTTGGAAAGCAAGAGGGATGACAAAATTCTTTATGTTGAGATTAGCTCCTTGAATAGTTTATTAATATTACATAAAGATAGACCCATCAGGGAGACTTGGTGGGTCGCTAATGTTTTGTGATTTCTAATCCTGTAATATCAGTAGCTTCAGTAATTTTTTCTATTTTAAATTCATAATCAACAACTTTAACATCAGGATATTGATTGAAGTCTTTTAACAAAGATGTAAGTTTTGTTTTTTGTGGGTATGTATCAATAAATCTTAAACAAACAAAATGTCCATAAGGCTCATACATACTATGTAAATGAAATTCTACTTCTATAATAACAGCATCTATGTCCATTAAACATATTACTTCTTTTTGTTTCTGTTTAAAACCTTATCTGTCATCTTAGTAGAAAATGTTGCTGTAAATACAATAATAACTAAGTACCATACTGAGTCAGGTAAATCGTTAATTATCCTTACCCATTCCTCAAAGTTATCTCTAGTATCTTCAAACCAACCTGTTGATAGCATAGCAATTAACCATACCATTAATATTTCATCTTTCCAACTTTTGTCTTGGCTTTTAATTCTTGTTATATCAACATCTTTACAAGCTTCTATTTCTGCTTGTCTAATAGTTTTAACTTTTTCAGCTTTGTGCTTAAAATGGTCAGTAGCCTTGTTCAAGACGATTTTTGCAAGAGGATTGTTTAATAAACTAAATATCATAAATAAGTATTACCTGTTAGCATTAATAATGTTGTCCAATATACTACAAGAATTGAATAAATTATATAAGTGAATTTCATCCATTCCTAATATTCCTTATTTTTTATTTTTCAACTCTTTTGCTAGTTCGCAGTAATGAATTATCTTATTCCATTTCTCATCAGGGTTTTCTCCTGACTTATCTCTCAGGCAGTATTTAATTATATTGCCTTGTATAAAATCAAGCTTGTTTGCTACTATAAATTCAATAGGCTGTATCTTAAATCTCTTGTAGTGCTTACCACCTATTTGTCTCTTAGTAGCCCTCTCTGTGCTTCTCTGTGCCTTTAAAGTAGCTTTCCGACCCATTTTCCTGTCTTATCTTTTAAAAAAGGCTCAATTATAGGTAATCCATTATAAATGACCGAACACCCTATAATTGGTCTAGCTTTCTGTAATTTATTATATCTAAAAGCCAAACTCTTATTATCTATCATGCACCCTACCTGAAGTCCAAAATACAAGCCTAAACTGTTTCCATAATATCTTACACCCATTAAGCTGTGATAATGACCTTGAACACATGACATACCCATTGATTGTGCTAATTTTAAAACATCTGCTGTTTTACCATGACAGAAATAAACTTTACCTAAAGGTGTATCTATTGTTAAATCATCATGCCAAACCCAGCCTTTATTTACTTCTAAGAAATCATTATATTTTTTTATATATGCTTTTGGGATGCCATGTTTAAATGCTCGTCTAAATACTAAGCTACCATGATTAGAGTCAAGTATATCCATTTTAGGAAACATACTTTCTAATTCTTTTATTATAGGTAATGATAATTTTAACTCATCTCCAGCACTAGGTAAATCAGGGTCGCTATCGTGAAATGACATAGCATGTTTATCTACTTCATCTCCAATATGAATAACTCTATCAGGTTTATATTTTTTTTTTAAAAGTTTAAGAAAGTCCATTAATTCAGGAACATGGTATGGAATATGAGTATCGCTTATTATCAAAACAGACTTATAGATCATAAGTCTTTAATACAACTATTTCGTGAGTAAGTAAAGTAATTGACCTAAAACTAAAAGACCAACAGCACCTAGACCATATAAAATTCTGTCTATGTCTTGCTTCATATGATGTAAATGGTTTTTAATAATTAAATCAATCTTTTGATTTACTAATTTAATTCTACCATCTATCTCTACAAATTTTTCTTTATTAGTTTTCATTATTTCTTTTTCTTTCTTCGTAAGTCTGTATCATGTTTTCTACTTCCTCGCAAAAAACTATTAACTCGCCCAAGCGACCAAGAAGCCATTGATGTACGAGGTCTTGACCCTGATGATAAGAAAGCACCCTGACCTCTACGATATACTTTCTTTAATGTACCTAATGTAATGTTTTTTCTACCTTTTGCTTTTGCTCTAAGTATTGAGATTGTTCTAGCAGATAATGGTTTTCTTCTAACAGCCATTATTTGTACCTTGCTTTAAACATTGATTTTGGGATTCTTGCACCTGATTTGTAAGCACTAGCCATAGCCTTAATAAGATTTGCTCTAGCTGATCTTTTACCACCTTTAAGACCTGATAAATATTTTTTAGGAATTTTAAGTTTTTTGTCTTTAGGTACTTTTCTTCGTTTCATTTTCCTACACTCCTCATAGCTTTAGTATGTGCAGAAGAAAAAGTAGCACCCTTTTTCATAGCATTTGCCATAGATCGCATATGCTTTAGTGAGTGATGACGAGCATGACTTTTCATAGTCTTTTGCTGTCTAGGTTTTAAACCTTTTATGATTCCTGTGATTGATGCTACTTTAACCATTTACTTCTTCTTATTCTTTTTCTTTTTCTTTTTTTTCTTCTTAGGTTTCATACTATATCCATAAGCCATATTATTTTCTCGCTTTCTTTTTCTTTTTCTTTTTACTCATAATAGCTTTTTGTAAAGCTGGTGGTAATTTCTTTTGTTTCTTTGTAAGCATATTATCTCCTAGTTTTGCATTTTACCATCTGACCATTTTGCATCAGGTAATCCATTTGTATATGATTTGCCATCATATGTTAATACTTGTTTTCTATTAGAGCCATCTTTATATGATACATGAATCCAACCTGAACTAGCTTCTCCTGTCCAAAATTCTAAAATACATTGGTCAAAATTTACGTTGTTAGTCAGCCATAAAGCTACTTGCAAATTAGAAACTCCAGCTATTTCAAAATCAACTGCTTCGCCTGAACAATGCTGTGATGTTGCTTTACTTCCAATAGCTTCTGATAATTCAGGGCTTCTATATCCTGATGTAATTGTGACAGGCTTATCAAACTTTGCTCGTACAGGCTCTAATACTTCATAACAAAGATCTCCTAAGTTTTTAATCTCTCCACTACCAGCTTTATTTTTAATACCTTTTCTTGTAGCTGTTTGAGATTTTTCCATCTCCTCTAAAGTGAAATGTTTAGATAACTGCATAGTTTATACCATAGTTAAGCAAGTGAGTGCGTGGTGTGGAGGTTGCACCCACTCGCAGATGTTTTTATATCAATTTTTAAATATTCAATCAATATTTTTAATTTTTATATTTGATGGCACTCCTAACATCGGTCTTCCATCATATTTGTTATTACTTTTAAATTGTCCATTTTTGTTATTATAATGTAAAAAAACTTGGCAACAAGTATTACCTTTAAATGGTTTTCTCCAATGCTCTAAATCACAACCTGAATAAACTAACATATCTCCTACATCAAGAATAACCTCTTTTCCTTTAGGAGCATTTGGTCTATGTATTTTTCTATATTCATCAATAACATTATCACTACCACTTGGATCAATAAATATTGACCATTTATCTCCACCTAAATTAAGTGTTGTAGATATTTCACAACTTGGTCTATCTTTGTGTCTTTTTAATTCATCTCCTTTTTTATAAATTCTAGTATAAGAATAAGTAGGAACTAATTGAAGTTGTGTTTCTTTTTCTAAAGTTGGTAACAATTTTAATAATAAAGTTTCCATAACAAAGTCAGAATAATGAGAATAAGTATTAGGTATTTGACTATCTTTCCAAGTGCCTAAAAATATATTTTCATTTACTATTTTACTTTGATACATAAAAGAAACAGCATCTCTTTTTAATTTAAGATAATTAAAACAAAAATTTGATAATTCGTATGAAAGAGCCTTTTTAATAACTTTATATTTAAAACTCATTTAAACTGTTTTCCTGTAACCCAAGCAACTAACGAATTTCTTTCTCCTTTAGTTACAGGCTTAACTTCATGTAATGTATATGATGGAAATAAAATTAAATCTCCCTGTTCTTTTTTCATTTCTACACCTTGTTCATTATCGTATAAATATAACTCTCCACCTTTATATTTTTTTGGATCAGTAAGTTGAATTGATACTGATAATTTTCTAATTGGAAAATTTTGTGCTTTATCAACGTGTTTTCCATAATTATCTGATGGTGCTTTATAGTTAGTGAATTGTAATTGTTCAATTATACCATAAATATCAAATTGAAAAAATCTATCATTAAGACTTAAAACTATATCTGTAATTTTTCTATATACCCATTCTAAATCATCAGGAACTAACCAAGTTATTTGACTTGATCTAATGTCTAATTTACTTTTTCCTATTATTCCACCTTTGATTAAACCTTTATCTTTTCCTATTTTAATAATTTTATTACATTCTTCTGGGGTAAATGCTTTTTCCCAATAAGCATAAGCATTAACTGTGTCTACCTTAAAAGACCATGCTGTATTTTCAGATTTTTTCACACCACTCATTTAAAATGTTTATTATATTTCTTCTATTTGTTCCCAAATTTTCTTTGTTTCGTTCCAAGCATAGTTATTGCTATCATTAGGATATGGTATTGGTGGTTCCCATTGACAAGTTGTTTCATTTAATGTCCAACTAATATATGTTCGTGGAGAAATAAAAGCATCTCTAGTTTGGTCATAAGTGTAACCTATTCCACCATAATTTTTTCTAAAAGGTGTTCCACCTAATAAATGTTCTCCAGCACTTGTATTATAAGATGTTTGTTTCCAAATATCATTTGTACCATATAAATTATTTAAAAAATCTACACCCGCTTGTTCTGTTGTTGCAATATCATTTGATACAACAACTACTTTCTCAACTATATTTCCAATTCCTAATTTACAAAAATGTGCCATTATCCTGTGTAACTCCCTGATGCGTTAAATGTAATAATTGTATCTGAACCTGATGTAGTTACAGTTGGGCTACCTGATGTTGTGCCTGAATAATCTGAAGTTGCCATTCTTAAAATTACAACACCACTTCCACCAGCACGACCATTATTATCAGGAGCTCCTCCTCCCCCAGAGCCTCCTCCTCCACCCCCACCCGTATTAGCAGTCGCAGCAGTTGCTACAAAACCCTCGCCTCCACCGAAGCCTCCCCCACCAGCACCACCATTTGGTGGCGATCCAAATTCAAAATTTCCTCCACCTCCACCAGCCCTTGTTGTTGGACTTGCTGTAATAGTAGATGCTACTCCATCTCCACCATGTGAAGTGCCATCAGTGTTACCAGCTTCGCCAGCTCCTCCGCCACCTCCTCCATGATTAGGTGGACTACCAGAACCGGTAGCACCAGCAAAACCTTGATTAGCTGTACCTGATGCACCATTAGTTACAGGATTACCGCAACCTCCTCCCCCAGATCCACCTACTGAACCATTAGTTGAAGATGAAGAACCTCCTCCACCTCCTCCTGTTGATGTAACATCTGTAATATCTGAACCTGATATAGTTGAATCTCCTCCATTTACTCCAGCATCTGATCCACCACTTGAAGGAGTACCACCTGAACCTACTGTAACTGTATAAACTGTTGAACCTACCATGGCTAAAGCAGTTTCTGAAGAACCACCTCCACCAGATGCTTCAGAGTTATAAGAAGCTCGGTAACCACCGGCTCCTCCTCCTCCTCCTCTATTGTATCCACCTCCACCTCCTCCAGCAACTACTAAATAATCTACTGAATAAGATTGTGGAGTTTCATTAGTTACATCATCATCTCTTACAGGAATCCATCCTTGTGTTGAACCTGAATAAACTATTCTAATATTTTGTCCTGTTGTATTATAAACGGGTTTTGGAGTTGTAAATCCTTGAAACTTATTTGAACCTTGATCTAATGTTAATGCGTTTGTTTCAAACTTTCTTGCAAAATCTACAAATTCTATTTCATCTCCAACAGATGGCGATGTTGGTAAATCTATTTCAAAAGCACCACCAGTAGTATTAACAAAATATCCCTCGCCAGCAACTGCTGTAAAGTTTGCAGTTTTAACTGCCGATTGCCAACTTGTACCACCACCTGAAGCATCTGCAAAAGATAGAACTCCTGAACCATTAGTTGTTAAAATTTGATTTGCTGAACCATCTGCATTTGGAAATTTAATTCCATCTAAATTTAATTTACCTGAACCTTTAGGTGTTAATTTTAAATCAATATTTGTATCATCTCCTGTTGCTGATAATTCAGGTGCATTTCCTGTTGCTGAATTTGTTACAGAAACTTCATTTACTGCACTAGCAGTTTCTATAAATTTTAATAATTCTCTAGTTCCATCTCCAATGGAATTTCCATTAACATCTAATTGACCACCTAATTGAGGAGTTGTGTCTCCTAATATATCTGCAACTACTGTTGAATCTAAGAAATTAACTGTGTTTGCTGAATAATCTATTGTTGCAAAACTTATATCATCTGAGCCATCAAAGAATTTTATGGTTGGACTAGAAGCTGATGTTGTGTCTAGCCACATTGTACCAGCAACAGCACCACTTGGTCTTGATGTGCCTGAGTGCATTGAATTTATCGCTGATAGCGAATTGTTTAAATCTGTTCTAAAATCAGGAAAACTCTGATTCGCAATATTCATGTCATGTTGTGCCATAATTTCTTATACTCCTTTTAAAATCCTTTTGCAATAAAATCAAAAGTTCTTGAAACATTTGCGTTGCTAGAGTTTTTAAATAAAACATCAAAAGAATCAACTGTTTTATTAGAAACTGTAAAAAAATCTCCTGTTGCCATATTTTCTCCTGTAATTCCAACTGCATAAGCTGTGGTCTTAAATGGTGTTGTAAATGAAACAGTTTTTGTAGAAGTACCTGAAGCTATATCATTACCACTTAATATTCTATCAGGCATATCTACTGATATTGTAACTTCTGATATTACAGGTGTTGAAGCTAAATCTGTTGAAGTCATAACAATTCTAAATTTTAAATATCTCGCTGTGTAATTTCCTATAACAAATCCTTGAAAAGATGTAAATGTTGAATTATCATCGCTAGTTGCAATTTCTAAATGAGCATCACAGTTAGCTGGTGTATCTCCGTCAAAATTAGATTTAGCATCGTCTATATTACCAGACTTATTATCAAATAAATCATCAGGATTTCTAGCTGATTGTGTTAATGAAGCTGTGACTCTTACTGTATGTTTTGCACCAATATCTATAACATTTGAAAACTCATAATTACCTGATGCTAAAAAATCTGCGTTTGCAAGACCTGAATCAAAAAATCTTGTAGTATTAGCATCAAATAAACCTGAAGCAGAATCAAATAATTCGCTTGAATTAAGTATAAGTGAATCGTTAGATATTGAAACATTTGTCTTAGTTCCAGCAAATGTAGGATGTTCACTAACAGATGTTATTGCATTAAAATTTTCTGCACTTGTAACATTTGACACAATAGCTGTTGCATTAGAACTAAAATTCCCAAGTTTATCTACTGCTTTAATAAGATATGTTCCAGCCCTTGCTGGTACTGTAACAGATGTAGCTGGTCTTGATACTTTAGTTACTAAATTTACAGAGTTTAACCATTCTCCTGTACCATCTGTTTTATCAGAAAATCTAATTTGATAAAATGCTAAATCAAGATCGCCAATCGCTGTCCAAGATAAATGTGCATCTTGTCCTGTAATATTACATGAAAAGTCTGCAACATCTGATGGTGGCTCAATCGCACCTACAATTTTTCTTTGTGCTGAAACATAAGTAGATGATACTCCTAAAGTAGATACTGCTTTTACTCTTACATCATAAGTTTCTTGGTCTATTACATTTAAAACTCTGTGATTAAGACCTGAGCCTTGTGCATATATAATAAAATTAGAATCTGAACTTAATTTATATTCTACTTGGTAGAAATCTATAAATGAATCAGGAGAAGCACCAACACTAACATCTAAAGCTACAATTACAGTTCCATCATTATATTCAATTAATTGATCTGATAAAGTTACACTTGCTGGTGGCTGAACAACAAAAGGATTAGGTAAAGTAGTTGATGGTGTACTTGATACTTGTCCTTTAGTTGCAAAAGTATAATGTGATGCTTGATATTCTACTAAGTTAAGATCAATACTATAATCTTC